TTACGTTCTGGTCAACTGTTGGCAATAAAGCTCTGGGAGAACTTGAGCGTAAGGTTGGCACGCGCACGCTGGAAAAGTTGACAGAAGCTAGGAAGACGCCGCAAGGAATGACTAATTTGTTGGATACGCTTCCCGGCGCTGAACGTATACGTGTTATAAAGCTATTGTCAAATCCATCACAATGGAAACCTGGCGCAGGTGCGGCGGCAGTAAATATGCTGGCGCCGGAATCTACTAACCAGAACGCTTTAGCTCAATAATGGAATCTCAATCGCTCTTCAACGCCGGGTTCGTCATTGCCAGCACCGTCGCTGGTTGGTTCGCTAGGGAACTGTGGACGGCGGTCAAAGAACTGAAGATTGACTTAGGAAAACTTAGCAATGAGATTCCAAAAACCTACGTCACCCGTGACGACTACCGGCAAGACCTCAAAGAGATCCGCGACTTGCTCGCCAAAATTTTCGACAAACTCGACGGTAAGGTTGACAGGTGAACATCGTCCAGCAGCTCAAGAACGAGGAGGGGAGCGTACCGCACGCCTACCAAGACTCGCTTGGTTACTGGACGATTGGCGTGGGAAGGCTGATCGACGAGCGTAAGGGCGGTCTGCTCTACCCTGACGAGATCGACTATCTACTGAAGAACGACATCAAGCGCAAGACCGATGGCCTGAACGATGCGCTGCCCTGGTTCCATCTGCTCGATGAAGCACGGCAGGCCGTGCTGATCGGCATGGCCTTCCAGATGGGCGTGAAGGGTCTCTTAGCCTTCTCCACAACACTCAGCCACGTCAGGGTTGGGCGCTACGCCGAGGCCGCTGTAGCCATGCTGGAGTCCCTCTGGGCGCGGCAGACGCCAGAACGCGCCGCCAGGATGTCCAAACAGATGGAGACGGGCGAATGGACATAGGACTCGCAGCGCTTGCGGACACAGTCATAGGCCGCATCTGGCCCGACAAGACTGAAGCCGAGAAACAGCAACTTGCTGCGGCGGTTCAGCTTGTGCAAGGTCAGCTTGAGATTAACAAGGTCGAAGCCGCCAGCCCGTCCGTCTTCGTGTCAGGCTGGCGCCCGTTCATCGGATGGGTGTGCGGCTTGGCCTGTGCCTGGAACTGGATCGGCCTTCCGATCCTGCGGATGTACGTGCCAGACCTGACCCCGGCCAACCTGACCGAGATGATGCCAGTGCTGATGGGCCTGCTCGGCCTTGGGGCACTGCGGACGGTCGAGAAGATCAACAACGTAGCGTCACGCTAATCATCTCGACGCCCTTGTCCGTTTGAAGTTAGCCATTGTGAAGACGCTGTTCGATGCGGTCAATGAGAACAACGAAGTGCAGAACGGGCGGCGCTGCTTGACATGCACTGGCTCACGCGCCGCCTGGGCCGCTATAGCTTCGGCCTCGGTGTTGAACGAGCCGATATGCTCACTGCCGATCCGCGCCAGCCACTTCTTGGCCCGTTTGTTGTAGACGATGCCGATCATTTCACTACCCTGTTCATAACGTATCCCCAAGTTGCGCCGCCAGCTATCTTGGCGGCAATCTGCGCCAGCACTATTACCGGCATTACTGACCCAAAAGCAATCGCTGAAAAGATGACGCTGTCAAGCGCTGCGCCAACGCTGTTTCCGTAGAAGTTGCGCCGCAGCCAAGACCCGGACGAACTTTGAAAAGTTACCCAGTCGGCAAGCGCAGCCACTGTGAACGCTACGCCAGAAGCAATAGCAACTATCCCGCTGGCTGGGTTTATAGCGTATGACAACACCCCGGTGCCCGCTATCAAAGCGCCCATTTTTAGCGGCGTTATTCTTGCGCCGATGACGTTTCGCAACGCGAGGTCAAAACCAATCAGGAAGAACGCATTGATGGGCGATATGGCCGGGCCAAACACGGCGACTAGAAGGTTTGCCGAAACGATGGCCGCAGCGTAAAGAAGTATGAGTATCATGGTCGTGTAGTGGTTATGGTTACTGAATGGTGGTCTGCGGTAATGGTCTGGCGCCCGCCAAATAAGCCAAACATGTCGTCGGCTATAGGCTCATGGAACCCAGACTCGTAAGTTTTTATTGCGGCTAAAATTTCCTCAACGGCAATAATCTCCTTGTTTTCTATCTTGGCGTCATACAAGACTCGGATGCCGTTCAACGGGCAAGTTACAAAAAACTTAAAAGTGTAAATGTTCATAGGAAAGTGTAGGTTGGTGGCGCGTTGTGGGACTCGATTCGGCTTCTCATAAGCATTGCTCTGGCGTCTTTCGTAGGAGGCAAATAGTGGCCCTTCGCCCATTTCTGATCCATTCCAACATTCCTGCCAATGTTGGTACTGTCTGCGCTGGATAGTGGAAGGCGCGTGATTATGCGGGGGTTAAGCATCCGCAAGCCGTGTAGCTTTACCAGTGGCTCCCCCCCCGGCGTACAGACGACTTGCATCGCCCGGTCTATGCGCGTCCACCAGTGCGGAGAGCCTGGCGTAGCGTATTCGCCGGAGCTGCCCAAGCAGATGCGCGGGTAAAACGCCGCCAGTCGGTCTAGCCTGTCAAGCGACTCATGCATGTGCCACACGGGCGCCCCAAACCAGTACGGCAAGGGGCACTCCTTCAACAGCGCATCGTTTGCCGCCTCGTCGCCGTCGATAACGTCAGGGATCACCGCAAAGTCGCAAGACGGAATACGTCTGCACTGCTCGGCCCATGCGTAAAACTCAGACCAATCAGTAACCGGGTCGCCGTTCTTCCACGCTGAAAAGGCGCCGTTGTCGACCGCAAACGATTGGCAGCATTCCACCGCTACGCCAAGCTGTCCGCGATGCCTAAACGATACAAAGGCATGGCCCGCCGCAACGGCTTTAATTGCCGCCGTGTCTGGCGTTATGGGCAGGCCATGATAATGAATCATATACGCATCAAAAACATGAGGCAGCAAATGGCGTGCGCCAGATGGGCCTGTCCTGACTCCTTGTCGACCTCCTCGCCTGTCCACCAGGCGCCAAGGTGCCGGTGCGCTGCGTCGAAGTAGCGGATCCCCTCGACTTGCGTCCAGTTGTTCTCCCCGTACTTGGCCGCGCCATGCTCCAGTACGGCAATGACCTCGGCCAGCACGCCTGGCGGCACTAGGCTCATGCGGGGTTTGTTCTCGTCATGCTTGGTACCTTGCATACTTCCTCCGTTGAAAACTTGTGTAGATTCGCGCATTCATATCTCCTGTAGACTGTATTGTTAGAGCGCTGCTCGGTCTTCTTGACCAGCGCCCATGAGTTGCAATTCGGGCATTTCATAGAAGGATCATCAGCACAGCGGCAATGAAAACCGCTGCCATGACGAAGGCTATCGCTGTCAGCTCCTGCCGGGCGCCTGCCTCGTTCTCTAGCAGCGCCCGCTGAAGCCGGGCGTCTGTCTCACAGTAGTACGGCCTCACGTAGGCCAACCCAATCTTGACCTTGCCCGTGTCGTAAGGCGTCACAGTGCTTGTGCCTCTTGGAGGATCACTATCCTCTCGCGCTCTAGGCGCAGGACACAGTACCGTTGGTGCAAGCGCATCAAGATAGAGATGCGTTTGCTTGTCTTCCTCTCGTGTTGTAGTAGTTCCCATACTTCCTCCTCTGTTATCTTCGTAAGAATGTTATTCAACGTGCGCCATGTGTGCTTCATTTCAGTTCCTCAATTGCTATGTCAGATAGGGTTCTTTTGTCTTTCAACGCCTTCCAGATTTTTTCATCGACGGTTTTGTCGGTGATCATCAGGTAGACCCAGACCGGATGCGCCTGCCCGCTACGGTGCAGCCGCCCGATTGTCTGTTCGTACAACTCCAACGACCAAGGCAGCGACAAAAACACTACCTTGCAGCCCCCGTGCTGGAGATTTAAACCATGCCCGGCGCTCTTGGGGTGCACCAGTAGCAGCTCGATCTGCCCCTTGTTCCAGCGCTCGATGGCGCCCGCATCGTCCAGCGTCTGCGCCTTCGGATAGCGCCGCTTCAGTTCAGCCAACTCGGCCTTGAAGTTGTACGCAATCAACGTATTGGCGTGCTGGTTCTCGGCCAGCAGATCGTCCAGCGCGTCGAACTTGTGGGACGACATCCACTGCGTCTGGTCGTCGGTGTAGATGAAGCCGGACGCCATCTGTTGGAGCTTGCCCGTCACCACGCCCGCATTGACGGCGATGGCGCGGGCGTCGGGGAACTCCAGCACCATGTCCTTCTTCATCTGCTTGTACTGCGCCATGCCCATCTGGCAGCGCACCTCGACCACGTTCAAGTCCGGCAGCGTGTAAGACTCAAGTAAGAACGTGGCGGGCTTGATCCGCTCCATGACCTGCTCCAGCGCACCTGGGCGTGGCGCCCATTCGTTGAACTCCTTGTTTACCAGATAGAAGTACTGCTGCTGGAAGGCGCCCTTGGTGCGGCCAAGCAGCGCCGTGTCCACGATCTTGCACTGGCCAAAGACATCCTCTAGCCCATTGCTGGTAAACGAGCCGGTCAAGCCCCACCGGATATTGATCGGCTTGAGGAATTTTTCTAGCGCCTTGAACCGCTGGCCGGACGGGTTCTTGAGCCGGGTCAACTCGTCGAACACCACTGCATCGAAACCGCCTGTCGGCAGGTTCTCGTAGTTCGTCACCACGACCTGTACGTCAGCCCGCAGCGCTGCTGCCCGCTGTTTGGCCGTGCCGACAGCGACAGCCATCGTCACCTCGGGCGCCCACTTCCGGCGCTCTTCTTCCCACACAAACTCAGCGACACGCTTGGGCGCCAGCACTAGGAACCGAGTAGCGTGGCCCTCGCGCAGCATCTCACGCATGGCGGTCAACGTAATGGCGGTCTTGCCCGCACCAACTGGTGCCAGGATCATCGCCCGGTCGTTGGCGAACAAGAAGTCAGCCGCAATGGACTGATACGAACGCAGCAACATCGTCTTTACTCCAGAGTACCGTGTAGTTTTGGCCCAGTGCGGCCATGTCTTCAGCGAAAACCTGTTGCAATGCCGACATGCGCCCGCCTGCAACCTTCAGTTCAACAAACCAGACCCGACCACCGGGCAGCACAACCAGACGGTCGGCCACACCAGCCCGGCCCGGACTGACAAACTTGTACGCCTTGCCGCCTGCCTTCTCGACCAGACGCACAAGGTGCCGCTCGACATCAACTTCCTTCAACTTCAGGCTCTGCCGGGTTGAGCATGGGCGCTGCCCGCTCCAGCGTCTTGCTGAACGGGTAGCCGCCGCCGATTGAGTTAAGAAAATAAAACTGACGGATGTACGATTCGGTCGTCATGCCCACGTCAAAACGTGGGTAGCGCCGGGTGCCCCCCTTGATCTTCGACGGCTTCATAGGCTTGATGGCAGCGAACTGGTCGCGGCGGGCGTGGGCGTTGGCCTCTGTTACAGTGACCGTCCCCCTTGGCGCAGTCTGGAATGTGATCATGTCGAACTCCTTAGTTGGTGACGAACTGTAACACGAGAAAAAACTTGTTGACAAATCTTTTTTGTTGCCGATAATGGAGGCTCCAACCAACCCGTAAAGGAAACTAAAGTGAAAATTACACTCAACAACGCAGAGATCGTCACGATCCTCATCAACTACATGCAAGACAAATTCCCCGGCAAGTACACCTGCGAACTCAAAACCTACACCTACGATCCTGTCGTGATCTTCGAGACCATCGAAGAGACTGTCGAAGTCCTTGAGACGTCAGAAGGGGTCATCTCAAATGCACTCTAAAATCGTTGGCGGCAGCACTGCCGCGAGAGTCATCGCCTGCCCGGGTTCCGTAGCGCTAGTACAGGCCGCGCCGCCCCAGGCAGAGAGCAAGTACGCCGCCGAGGGCACGTTCCTCCACGCTGCCATCACGGCGCTGCTAGAGGACGACGAGCACCTGCTTCTGACCGACGAGCAGCGCGACAACAAGATCGCCCCGGCGCTTGAGCTGCTCGATCAGGTCGACCCCGACAGAGACATGGAATTCAGAACCGAGGTGCGTGTCGACTTCGGTGACTTCCTGCCTGGCGTGTTCGGGTCGGTCGATCTGCTGGGCAAGATCGGCAACCGCGCCATCATCCTTGACTGGAAGTTCGGCGATGGCGTGGTCGTTGAGGCAGAGGAGAACAAGCAGTTGATGTTCTACGCTGCCGCTGCTCGACGGTCGCAGCTTTGGGCCTTTGAGGGCGTCGATGAGGTCGAGCTGGTCATCATCCAGCCGCCCATGATCAAGCGATGGGTGACAACAATAGCCCGGATCAGTCGGTTTGAAGACCAGCTCGACGCTGCGGTGCAAGAGGCCAAGCAGCCAGACGCGATGCTCCAGACCGGCGACCATTGCCGCTGGTGTACCGCCAAGCCAACCTGCCCGATGATGACGGGTGCTGCTGACCGTGCGGTCAAGGTAAAATTTGATGCGCTGGACAAAGCGCAGATCGCCATTTACCTCCAGCAAGCTGATATGCTGGACGGCTGGATTGCCGATCTGCGCGAGTTGGCGCAGCGGGCGCTGGACAACGGCCAGGTGATCCCAGGCTACAAGCTAGTCGCCAAGCGCGGCACAAGGAAATGGCTGGACGAGGACAAGGCGCGTGCCGCTTTGATCGAAGCCGGTCTGAAAGACCCCGACGTAACAACGCTGGTATCACCAGCAGTCGCCGAAAAGAAGCTCAAAAGGCTTCCCGACGGTCTGACTGTCAGCGTCTCGTCAGGGAACACAATGGCAGCAGAGTCCGATCCTCGGCCTGCTGTTCTCCAATTAGGTCAACTACTCAAGAAGGTAATATGAACTTAGTCGCATTCAAATCAGCCGGTCTTCCGGCAGTTTCTTCCCTCGCCGCTTCGCTGCGCTCCATCGCGCCGCCAGAGGCATCCGGTTCGGCCATCCTCAAGATGGATCGCACCGGCCACTGGGTCTTCGGCGCTGACCAGGACGAAGTTGAGTCTGGCTCGACATGGGCGGTCAATCCGTTCGCGTTTGTCCACGGCTGGATCGCGTGGGGTGACGGCGAAGTCCTTGGCGAGCAGATGGCATCCGTCTCTGATCCTCTGCCCGATACTGGCGCTGCTCCGGCAGGTGCCAAGAAGGGTTGGGAGCAGCAGGTCGGCATGTCGCTGAAGTGCATCAGCGGTGAGGACAAGGGTCTGGAAGTCCGCTACTCGTCCACCAGCGTCGGCGGCAAGCGCGGCATTCAGACCTTGGCAGTCGCCATTGCAGCGCAGGTCGACACTGACCCGACGAAGCCGGTGCCGGTCGTGACGCTTGGCAAGGAGTTCTACATGCACAAATCGTTCGGCAAGATTTACACGCCGCTCTTTGACGTGCAGTCGTGGATCGGCATGAATGGCGAGGACGAGGCGCCTGAGCCAGAGCCTGCCGCTCCTGCCCGCCGCCGCAGGGCATAATCATTTGGGGGCTGTTAAGACAGCAGTCGAGGATGGCGACGTGTTAAATTTTCTGTCTTTCTTTAACACATATTTGAAACCCAAATCGAAGCCCCCATGATCTGGATTGATTTTGAAACGAAAAGCGCCTGCGACCTAAAAACCGCAGGCGTCTACAATTACGCGCAGCATGGCACCACAGAAGTTCTGTGCATGGCCTACGCGATAGATGACGGCGAAGTGCAGTTGTGGACTGAAGGCCCGTTGCCCGACTTTGCCGGCCATCAAATCCGCGCCCATAACGCCGCCTTTGAGCGCCTAATTTTCTGGTACGTCCTCCAGCAGGACTATCCGCTTGACCAGTTTTACTGCACCGCTGCCCAGGCCCGCGCTAACTGCGCCCCAGGTTCGCTAGAAGACGCTGGCCGCTTTGCTGGCGCGTCCATGCGTAAAGACCATCGCGGTGGGCATCTGGTGCGCCAGTGCTGCCTGCCACCGTACAACACCGCCCTGCTGCCAGAACTCTATGAGTATTGCAAGCAGGATGTCCGCGCCATGCGGGCGATCAGCAAGGGGATGCGCGGTCTGTCCGACGACGAGCTGCTCGACTATCACATCAACGAACGCATCAACGACCGTGGCGTGCTGGTCGATGTAGCGCTGGCCCAGTCCGCGATCCGCTACGCCAGTGCGGAGCTGGAAGAGATACAGACCATAGTCGCCGAGGTGACTGGCGGCGCTGTTACCTCTGTCCGTAGCCCCAAGATGAGGCAGTGGGTCCAGGATCGCGTGACCTACGAGCAGCTCGCCTTGATGACGGTCGAGGACAAGGTCAGCATTGACAAGTCAGTACGCGCTAACTTGTTGGCTTGCGACGATCTTGACCCTAGCGTGCGCGAGGTCGTCCAGTCGGCTGATGATCTGTGGGCGTCCAGCGTGGCCAAATTCTCCCGCATGGCGGCACTCGCCGACGAGGAAGACCACCGGGTCAGAGGCGCGTTTGTGTTCAACGGCGGCGCTGCCACTGGGCGACTGTCAAGCTATGGTTTACAGGTGCACAACTTCACCCGCAAGTGCGCCAAGGAACCGCAGACCGTGCGTGACGCAATGGTGGCCGATGCGCCCATTGTCCCGGCTTACGGCAAACGGGTTACTGACGTCCTCAAGGGGATGCTCCGGCCTGCGCTGATCCCCGCACCCGGCAAGCAATTCGTCGTGGCCGACTGGTCGGGCATCGAGGCCCGGTGTAACCCGTGGCTCTCCGGCAGCGGCGACGAAGTGCTGAACGTCTTCCGTGCTGGACGCGACATCTACATCCGCGAGGCGGCGTCGATCTTTCGGTGCGATGAGGCCGATGTCACGCCTGACATGCGCCAAGTCGGAAAAGTCGCGATTCTCAGTTGCGGCTACGGCGGCAGCGTAGGCGCGTTCGCCGCGATGGGCCGCAATTACGGTGTCCACCTGCCCGAGGCCGATGCTCGGCGCACTGTTAACGCATGGCGCCAGGCTAACAGTTGGGCTGTCCGCTATTGGCAGGCGCTTGAGTCGGCCTACATGCGGGCGATGCGAAACAAAGGCAAAGAGTTCACCGCTGGCCGCGTCACTTATCTCTTCGACGGCGTCCATTTATGGTACGCGCTCCCCTCCGGCAGGGTACTATGTTATCCCCATGCGCGGTTCGAGCCTGACGGCGTTAGCTACGCAAAATGCGCGTGGAAACCAGCGCAGGACGCTACCGAATGGCCCCGCGCCCGGCTCTGGTCGGGCTTGGCAGCGGAGAACATTTGTCAAGCCGTGGCGAACGATCTTTTGCGGCATTCGTTGCGCCAAGTAGACGATGTTGTATTGACAATCCACGACGAGATCGTGATAGAAACCGCAGCGCCTGACGTGGACTCTCTGCGCCAGGTGATGT